GTGCTGCACACAACTCCCCGTTCGATCAGCGCTGGCTGGAGAGCTACGGGTCGCGAGTCCGCGTGGTCTGGGACACGATGTTCATGGCGTACCTCATCGACGAGAACCGCACCATCGGCCTGGACGACCTGGGCAAGCGCCTCCTCGGCTACGGCAAGGAGGAGATCGACGTCACTCAGTTCGGTGCCATGTTCGGGCAGCGCTGGGAGGACCGGGTGAACATCCCCCGGAAGATCTGGAAGCAGAACAAGCTCGAGGTCAGTAAGTACGTCGGCAAGGATGTCCACGTCGGCCGTGAGCTCCTCAAGTGGCAGAAGAAGTACCTGCGCAAGAACCTCCGGCCGGGGGAGAACCCTGTGTTCGTGATGCAGCAGATCATGCTCCCTGCGGTCAAGCCTCTGCAGATGATGGAGGCGAACCGCATGCCCGTGCGGATGGGCCTCGTCAAGAAGACCAAGCAGCGGGTCATGGACGACATCGCAGCCATCGAGGCTCAGCTCGACAAGAGCGTCCCCGACAAGGAGCGCTGGCCTGACTTCCTCAAGAAGTCGAAGGTCAACTGGGGGAACACTAACTGGACGAAGTGGTGGCTGTACGTGCATCAGGGTGCTAAGTGCCCTGCGGTCGGCAAGCCCTCCAAGACGTGGCCCGATGGGGTGCCCAGCCTGAGCGCTGAGAACCTCGGCAAGATCGACCACCCTGCGGCTCGCCTGCTCATCAAGCGCTCGACCCTGTACAAGCAGCTGACTGGCTTCCTGGTCCCGATCGAGGAGCGCACCAGGGACGGCAGGATCGGCACCAGCTTCAAGCTCACAGGCACGGTCACTGGCAGGCTCTCCAGCAGCAGCCCCAGCGACGAGGACCCCGGCCTCAACTCGCAGCAGATTCCTCGAGACAAGTCCACACGCAACCTGTTCGGGGAGCGCGGTCGTGCCTGGATCGAGGTAGACTTCGGTCAGCTGGAGCTTCGTGTGGCAGCAGTCATGTCAGGCGACCGCACCATGCTCAGCCTGTTCGAGCGTGACGAGGACATCCACACGTTCATGGCGCTCAAGCTCGTGAACGGCAAGGAGATGACCAAGGAGCACCGGTCGCTGGCGAAGGGTGTCAACTTCGGCTTCATCTACGGCATGCGGGAGAAGCACTTCGCGGACTACGTCTTCGAGAACTATGGGGTCACCATCAACCCCAAGGACGCAGGCAAGTTCCGCGCGGAGTTCTTCGAGACCTTCAGCTCCCTGGAAGACTGGTACCGGAAGCAGCGTCGAGAGGCGATCGAGTACGGCGGAGTGCACAACGAGTTCGGCCGGTTCCGGCACTTGCCGAAGGTGTACGACGGCGACTACTGGGTCCAGGAGAACGCCTTCCGGCAGGCCATCAACAGCCCCGTGCAGAGCACAGGCTCTGACTTCATGCTTATCTCCCTTGCCAAGCTCGCGCGCGACCCCAGGATGTCGCTCTACGACGCTCAGCTCATCACTACGGTGCACGACTCTGTGTGCCTGACCGCACCATACAAGTACGCTCGGAAGGTCGGGCGTATCGTCAAGGAAACATTGGAGGCAGCAGACGATGGTCTCAAGCGCAAGTTCTTCCTCAAGGCAGACGTCACGATCTCGCGGTGCTGGGGAGGCGAGCCGCTTGCCGAGTTCTAAGGGGAAGGCCACACGCCTGCCGAGCACGGGTCTCAAGCCCGACAGCCCGCTGCGGAAGCGTGGCAAGTGGCCCACGACCGACGACGGCAAGCTCGTCATCACGCAGTCGATGGTCAGCGGGTTCGTCGAGTGCCCTCGTGAGGTGTACTACTCCATCGTCCTCGGCCTGCGTCCCCGCCTGGAGAAGAAGCCTCTGACGCGCGGGACCTGGGTGCACAGTCTGCTCGAGGAGCGCGCGAACGGCCGCGACTGGAGGGTCAAGCACAAGGAGATCGTCGCCAAGGCAGAGCAGACTCAGTTCGAGGAGGAGGTCGGTACCCTGGATCAGGAGTGCTACCGCATCGCCCTCAGCTACGAGCACGTGTACGCCAAGGACAACCTGACGCCCATCGCAGCGGAGATCACCGTCGAGCGGCCCATGTTCGGCGGCAAGGTGCTGTACCGTGGCCGGATCGACCTCATCGTCATCGACGAGAACGGGGATGTCTGGCTCGTCGACCACAAGACCCATGCTCAGATTCCGGACTGGAGGTACCGGGAGCTGGCCTTCCAGCACTACTCGTACCTCTGGGCATGCGAGACGGCTCCCACCTACAAGGCACTTCGATACAAGGGCAAGCCTCTGCCCCAGCCGAAGGGCTTCATCTACGACTACTGCAAGACCAGCAGCATCAGCGTCCCCAGCCTGACCCTCAAGGGCAAGATCAGCAGGGTGCTCAAGCCTACGGGCACGACTCTCCCGGTGTTCAAGGAGTGGCTCATCGAGAACAAGATGATGACCGTCATCCGGGGCAAGGAGCTTCTGGCGATCGAGGACGAGGAGGAGCGCGAGTACGTCAAGGACTTCCTCATCGCGCTCAAGCAGCGGGACTACACCGACCTCTTCCGCCGGGACAAGATGACGTTTGATGTGGCCCAGCGACGTAGGCAGCACAAGGCGTTTGTGTCCAGCGCCAAGCGCCTGCTAAACTACCGGTGGGAAGACCCCGACTGTGTGGAGCGAAACCTTCACGCTTGCTCAGGGTACATGTGCAACTACAAGGACCTCACGGTTGCCGACCTCATCCACGGCACCAGCGAGATCGAGCAGCGCACCAGATACGTCACCACGCGTGACCCGCTGGACTACTACCCGAACCAGAAGAAGGGCAAGAAGAAGTGACCGTCTACACCATCTACTCGCGGCCGAAGGTTGGCAAGACCACCTTCGCGCTCAAGGACGCCCCGAAGCGCAAGACCGCTGTCATCAGCGCGGACCAGGGCCTCATCGGCTTCGACCTCACCGGCATCACGGTCGAGGAAGACATGAGCACCAAGAACCTCAACAAGCTCATGAACGGCCCGTTCCTCCGCAGCCACGACCGGATCATCCTGGACACGGCCACATCCCTGCACAGCACCATGCTCTTCGACATGACGCACGGGGCAGGCGCATCGCAGGCTCAGTACGGAACCGCCAACAGCGCGCTCCTGGCGATCATCCGCCAGCTCCGCAACGAGAAGGCGAAGCAGTCCATCATCCTGGCCCAGGAGAAGCTCATCCTCCCGAACGAGGAGTGGGTCTCCGAGGACACCGACGAGGACACGGGGGTCATGACCACGGTCGACCTCTCTCCTGGTGCGGCAAGCGGCCTCCTCCAGATGTCTGACGTCATCGGCCGACTGTATGTGGCCCACGTCAACGACAAGCCCGTTCGACGCCTCTGGCTCGGACCCAGCAGCAGCATCGTGTCCGGTGCTCGCAGCAAGGTCTACAACGGCAACCCCGCATTCCTCAAGCAGCCGACCGTCGGCCGCTTGGACCAGCTTCTCGGCTGGACCCGCTAGTCGAGAACCCACAAGAAGAAGGATAGTACATCATGGCAAAGCGCATCCGCCTCGACTTCTCCAAGGTCGAAGAGCGTTCCGGCTGGAACACCAAGCACATCCCCGAGGGCCTCCACGAGATGGAGATCGTCGCGGTCGACGACAAGGAGGCGAACGACGGCACGGACATGCTGACGTACGCGCTCGTCCCGACCGACCCGCGCTACAAGACGCGTCGGTTCCCGTGGTACTGCAAGATCCAGCCCAATCAGCTCTTCAAGATCCGCGACCTCTTCGTCGCTGCGGGCATCCCGGTGCCCAAGAAGGCGCTCAACATCGACCCCGACAAGCCCATCGGCAAGCTCGTCGCGGCCGAGATCACCGACGCGACCGGCCAGTACGAGGGCCGCTCGGAGGTCAACGGCATCTACGAGCTGAGCATCCTCGGTGACGGTGGCAGCAGCCCGTCGGACGACGACGAGGACGACGAGGAGTACGACGACGACGAGGACGACGAGGAGTACGACGAGGACGAGGTCGACGAGGACTACGAGGACGAGCCGGAGGAGGACGAGGAAGAGGAGGAGGTCGACTACTCGACCTCACCCTGCCTCAGCTCCGCAAGGCCGTCAAGGACCTCGGCGAGGACCCCACGGGGCTCAAGAAGGCCGAACTCCTGGAGCTCCTCGAGGGCGACGAGGACGAGGACGAAGACGACGAGGATGAGGA